GACCGTAACCAAGGTTCCCTTTCCTTTACGCAAGCCGAGGGACTTGGCTCCTATGAGGAGGGCCTTGATAAGAGTAATCGCCCAGAGGGGTTCACTCCAACGCAACGGATTGTAAGATCACGAAGTAGTAATCCTATAGAACCTATTCCTAAAGATAGTACACTGTCCCCACACGGTGCCACAGCAGAGGACTCTTGGCAGGGCGCTGACACCACTGGGCAGAAGAGGTACATACCCCCACAAGGTGGTCGTGGGGGACGAGGTACCGCTCTCGCTAAAAAAGCCTCAGATAGTAAGTTCCCTCTAGACTATCAACAACCAAGCGACATGGCCGTCCTACAGGTGGGTATTCGTCAAGGTGTTCCAGAGGTACCTACCGGTTCCGATGCCCTACACGCCTTTAACAACCTCGCTACCCGTCGGGGTGGGGAGATAGTTGGTGCTGTAACCTTCAACCAATATGGAGAGGATGTTCACCTGCCTGCCAGTGCTACGCAAGGAATTGGGTGGGAAGAGAACCGTATACAAAGTCGTAGTGGGGATGACTACGTTAGAGAGATAAAGCAAGAACACAAAGACTTAAATCACCTTAAGAAAACAGATCCAACATCGTACTACAACCACTTGCACGACACGGCGTATCTAGAGATTGCCCACCCACCCGCCGCCGAGCCAAGCCGAGCGTCCATGCGTAGTGGTGTCCTAGAAAGTGACATGACTAGTATTAAGTCCAAACTAAACCCCGACCAACTCGGTCTTTTCTAATGACCACTGAGTTTATCACCGCCTTGGGAGGCGCCATTATCGCATTTATTACGGGACTCTTCGCTGTTATCTCATCCCGTGGGCGTAAAGAGAATGAAACCGCTCACACCGATAACCAAACCATCCTTAAAAACATTGACCGTCGAACCGAACAAATAGACAACAAACTAGACAAGACAGTAGAGCGCCTAGCCTCCCATGAGGGCTGGCACCGTGGCCGGGGCGACGAAGTTTAGAATTGTTGCACGGGTGACCCTCTGATGGGGTACACTGGATAAGACGTGATTAGAGCAATGCTCTCGTCACTGAACGTACCATTAAGAAAACACAAGAAGGAGTACCTGCTGTGAAGAATGGACAACCCGCCGTCACCCTAGTTGAGGCACTAGAGAAACCCACGAGGAATGACCACAAACGGTTGTGCCTTCTCGGTTCTATTCGTGCGTCCTTAGATAATGACGAGCAAGTCGCTTTAGACAGAGCGCTACTCAAAATAAAGGAGGACACCAACAGTGGGCAACGCAAAGTGTACTCCTCCTCGTGGCTGTCCTCTGTTCTGACCACACAAGGGTACTCACTGTCATCTGCTACTATTCAGAGACACCTCAGGGAAACCTGTGGATGCTACCAGACGGAGGACAACCAATAATGGCTACTAAGAAGAAGTTAACGGACTCACTAGATCAAGGTCCACCTAAGCACGCTATCGGTAAACTAGCGTCCCTCCTAGACCGCCAGAACATAGACATTGACGATATTGGGGACATCAAGAAGATCTCCATTTATCAGTCACTCACAAAGGACGAAGATGGTGAAGCGCATATTCATGACTTGGTCGGTATTCAGATTTCTCCGTCGTGGGAACACGGACCACAGTGGCCTGTTCTTGAACCCGGACCATCCATCACACTTCCCAAGGGTACTGCCACCAAGAAGAAGGCGACGGGACTAAANACCTGCGTAGTCCTTCCTGATATGCAGATCGGTTACTTCCGAAACAAGGACGGAGAGTTAGAGGCCACTCACGATGAGGTTGCTATTTCTATAGCGTTGTCTATTGTTAAGGACACGAAGCCAGACATGGTGGTACTTGTTGGTGACAACCTAGACCTCCCTAACTTAGGTAAGTACCGTGTGTCTCCAGCGTTCCAGAGAACTACCCAAGCGTCCATTGACAGCGCCACAGTAATATGTGGTCAGTTGCGGGCAGCCGCACCAAATGCTAAGATCACTTGGCTAGCGGGAAACCACGAAGAGCGCTTAACAAACTTCATGCTAGATAATGCTATCGCTGCCTTCGGTATGCGTAAGGGCATGTCTCCAGACAGTTGGCCTGTACTCAGTGTTCCNTACCTTTGTCGTTTNGATGACTTTGACATTGACTACCTCGCTGGGTATCCGGCATCTAGTCTCTGGATAAACGAACACATTAAGGTGATACACGGTGACATCGTGCGCTCTAATGGGAGCACCGCACATGCCTACCTCAACCGTGACAAGGTGTCCGTTCTGTATGGACACATCCATCGCCGTGAATGGGCAGAAGTGACCAAGACCTATTATGATGGGCCGCACACCGTTACTGCTGCCTCTCCCGGATGCTTGGCCAGAACAGACGGGGCGGTTCCCTCTACTAAGGGCGGTACTGACCTAGATGGTCGCCCACTAACAGTGCACGAAAACTGGCAGCAAGGACTGTGTGTAGTGCGCTACGAAGAGGGAGATGGTAAGTTCAACCTAGAGATGATACCTATCGCCAAGGGGTGGGCAATGTACCACGGTAAAGAATACACCGCTTAGATGTGTTAAACTTAAGTAACCCCTACTACAGGAGACTTTATGTTTACTCGTGACCTTTTTGAACGTGTCATTGCTACCTTCGTACAAGCAGCCCTTGGTGCTCTAGGCACTAACAGTTTGCTGGACCTTGGTGTGGATAACTGGAAGTTGGTAGTAAGCGCTGGNGCTGCTGCTGCTCTATCTGTTATTAAGGCTGCTGTTGCAAAGCGGTTGGGCACCCCCGGTACCGCCTCTCTCGTTGACTAGCCACTAACAGTAGTCAATCTAACCACATATCCGCATTTCATGGTGTATACTTACAGTAGAAGCCTCCACAACTCAGGGACCCTATAATTTATGGCTGTTGACTTTTGGTCACCCTCATATCGTGCGTCAGCAAGCGACCTCACGGTTGCTATATCACCCCTTGGGCTAGTTGAACTTGCTGACGAAGAGTTTGAGGTTCATGGACCCCGACTTAACCGCTACTCAGCCGCATGGGCGTGGTACCTTGGGCATCATTGGTCTTACCGCCGTGAGTTTGGTGAATCCCAGTTCTACCTGAACTACGTCCGCACCATGTCGGACTACATCACTAACTTCTGCTTTGGTAAGGGCGTACAGTTCCGCACACCAGAGCAGAACAACGCTATTATCCCACAACTACTTAACAAGGTGTGGGAACAACATAACTCAAAGGCCCACGTGTTGTGGGAGATGGGCCAGTTGGCAAGTGTTACCGGTGACTGCTTCGTTAAGGTCGCTTACGAAGAGCCTTACGTTGATCCTATTGGCATACCCATCTCTGGTAAAATTAGAATCCTCCCATTAAACCCAGCGCACTGCTTCCCTGAGTACCACCCACACGACCGTACTCGCCTATTGCGATTCAAGTTGAAGTACCGTTTCTGGGGAACCGCTAGTGAGGGTACCCGTCAGGTATATACCTTCACCGAGATCATTACGGATGATACCGTGGAGCAATATATTAATGATGAGTTAGTGGATTCATACCCTAACGCAATCGGGCACATTCCAATCGTACACATTACTAATACCTCCATCTCTTCTTCACCGTGGGGCCAGAGTGACATCTGGGACATCATTCCGCTCAACCGTGAACTCAACGAGAAGATGTCAGAAGTATCTGACATTATTAACTACCACGCCGCACCAGTCACTATCATCACTGGGGCTAAAGCGAGTCAGTTAGAGAGAGGTCCTAAGAAAGTCTGGGCTGGCCTCCCTAAAGATAGCAACGTATTCAACCTTGAATCCTCAGGGAATATGGCGGGTGCTCTTGAATACATTCAGAACATCAAGCGTGCTATGCACGAAATAACTGGTGTGCCAGAGTCCGCTCTCGGCCAGACCCAGCCAATCTCAAATACCAGCGGTGTCGCTTTGGCCATCCAGTATCAGCCAATGATGAACCGGTACACAATGAAAAAGTCTCACTTCACCCACGGGTTAGAGAGACTTAATGAGTTGGTTATTCGTACCGCTGCTATCTTTGAACCTCAGATGCTCATTTATGATGCGTCTGTTTCTGAGGTTCCTGAAAAAGACAATGCTATTGAGTTGGATCCAGCGGACCCACTCACCTATCAAACTACGGTGCATTGGCCAGAGCCATTGCCTGTAGACGTTCTTATCAAACTGAACGAGGTTCAATCTAAACTCGCTCTCGGCCTTGAATCCAAGAGGGGTGCACTACGCATCCTCGGGGAAGAGTTCCCTAACGAGAAGATGGCTGAGATATTTGAGGAACAGATGGAAGACGCTATGGACATGGGGTCACTTGAAATGGTGAACGCTCAGATCCAGCAAGCAATCTTTGCCACTACCGGAATGCTCACGCAAGAAGGTGGTGGCTCTGCCCCTATGGAAGGAGAGGATGGTCCCTTGCCCGGATCATTCGTTGACCCTGCCATAGAGGCATCGGTGTTAGACAAACTGATACAAAGGGCATATGGTGCTAGGTTCGCCCAGCGTCGTATTCCCTCAGGAGACGTTTAATCATAAGTAACATTAATCAAGACAATAATAGCAAAACCAGAGAGGTTTAAAGATAATGGCAAAGCAACAGACAGAAGCACAGAACCCTGCGGAGGACACAGTAGTGTTACCTCCCGAAAACAAGGTTCCTGAAGAAGTAGTGGCTGAAATCGCTGAAACAGGATTTCAGACTGGTGTAGAAGAGTCCGCTGAGGGACGCATGTTTGACGAAAACGATGTCAAACGAATCCGTCAGCAAGAAAAAGACAAGTTGTACAAGCGAGTAGAAGACTCAGACAACCGTGTCAAAGAGATGGAAGCACAACTAACCACCATTACGGAAGAACGAGAAGCAGCAA